GCGTCATAGCTTTGACCATCTACAGATGCTTCGAACATTTCCTTAATTACTTTCAACTCAACTTCGGTTGGTTTCTTTGGAAGGAATGTTGATAGATCAAACAGGCCATACTGTTCAATAGCCGCTTGTTCTGCGTCAGTTAGAGCAGTTTCTTTACGTGCCCACTTTGAAGTAGAGTAGTCGGCAAAACCACCTTTGGACCCTTTGGTGATGCGGAAATCTAGACCACGCAATAAGTCTGTTGGCAATTCTTCCAACTCTGGATCCATTAATGCGGCCTTGATTCCGGTAAAGATTTGTGGTCCAATGATAAAGCGACGGATTGGATTCTCTGGAGTCTTGTCGTCTGTGAGCGGATTCTCACGAACAAAACCTTGGAAAATATAATCACGTTTTTTCCAATACTTACGGCCCATCTCTTCTAAGCTCTTGTCCTTGAACCATGTGCGTACTTCTGTAAGAATTGGGCAAGTTTCGTTCCACATTTCTACGCATGGGACGCGAACTTGTACTTGTTTGGATTCTGTTTCGCCTTTGATACCGTTGAATGGTAAGCGAATCATTGCACGCTCTTGCCAGAAGAAGGTATTATTTTTGTTACCGTCTGGGAGGAAACGTAGTGTTGCGGATGAGCCTTCTGGGATATTCCAGTGTGGGTAAATTGCGGAGTCGCCTTGTTGTTGGCTGCCTTGTTGCTTACCCTCTGATTGTGCTAAACGAGCACGGATTTCTGCTAATGATGCCATTTTAAGTTGCCTTTCTAAGTTGTCTAAAATGTGTTGCCTATCTATATTACTAGATTAAAATTACGTTGCTTGCCTAGCAATTATACACATCTAGGTCTGTGTTTACAACCTAGAACGGCAAAGTGTTTTACCGTTCTAGTATGTTTATTTATCTATTTTGTTACGCCGGCTAAGAATTTAATACGTTTTATTGTACTTAAGCCTTCATTTACTTGCTCATCCAATATCCTATGTGTAATTTTGTAGTCTGAAAATTTTGTTCTTAACAATAATTCAATTTGATTAAATTTGTTTATGTTATTAAAAAAATAAATTTCCGACATCAAATCACCTGCTACTGCGCTGGTTTCCGGAAAACGTTTTTCTACTCCGTCGATGTCAAAATATGCAATATTATTAATAAGTTTTAATAGTTTATGCTCATTATCGAAATGTGCTACGTTGAGATATCTTGATATCGGAGTTGTTTGTACACTAGCATACACATAAAAATTTCCAACAATAGGCGTATCAGTTTTGTGTAAATCGAGAAATTCTCGCATTGTTTGAAAATCTTCTCTATTTTCAAACAATGCTAGATTAGTTAGTAAATGTTCACGCAATGCCTCGGCGTGGATAGCTTCTACGTCAACAAATTCACACTCAATCATTATTTTGTTACACCGGCTAAGAATTTAATGCGGTCCATCATGTCGGCATCTTGTGGCTTGACTGCCTGCAACTTACCGGAATGTCCATACTGGCCTGTTAGTGCTGTAGTTTCATTCATATCTTCGTAGCTTAATGCGCCAGCGGCGTCGGTTTCTTCTAACCAATTTCCGCCACCAACTGTTTCGTCAACTTCTTCGTCATTGCCACCTAGTCGATCACCAATTTTGTCGCCAAGATAACCGCCAATCATACCGCTACCAGGAACTTCTGGAGCCAGCGCCATACCGGCCACTGTACCAATAGCACGGCCTACATTGCCCTCTAATTCGATATCCATATTGTCATCAACTCCATACTCAACTTCCAATTCACGTTGAACACGTTGTAGCACATCTTCAATATCGTCATCTAAATTTAAATTTTGTTCCTGAGCAGCTTCTTCTGCTTTTTCATGGATTTGATCGCTGATAAATTTTTCTATGTTAGATTTTGGGTTAGCATAGATATCATAGATATCAACTTCGCCACGAGCTATTTGCTGTAATAAAATATCAGCTTCGCTCATGCCAGATTCATCCAACTTTTCGGCTTTGCGACGCTCTTTGTCGCTCATATGAGTCACCTCGCCGCGTGGGTCTTTGCCCTTGCCTTTAATTTTTTCCCAGTCACCTTCGTGAGACCATTCTACTGGTTTGCCAGTTTTTGGGTCACGTTTTACTTCGTCTTTGCTTTCATAGACTCCACACTCGCAAACAGATTCACTTTTATGACAAACATGACAAGTATCTTCTTCTTCTAAGTGTCCATCATCACGACTGCCTACTGGATTTGCTGCATAGATAGCTTTTATCTGACGATCTAATTCTTCTGCTTTGGCCATATTGCCAACTGTCTTAGCAAACATACGTAAGGTTTCTAAACGATCCAAACGATCTTGATCATGGAACATAACGTCGCCAGCACTTTCACGCAGTGGTGTTTGTGCGGCCGGCGCTGGTTGATCTGGTTGTTCAGCTGGGTTGGTTTCAATCTTTAACTTACCAATAACTTGTGCTACAGCTGGATTAGATTTCATCTGCTCAAGGCGGTTAAGAATAATAGTACGAGCATCCGCGTCGGGATCTTGTTCGGCCAATTCTTCTAAACGATCAAACAGTTCGTCGTCGCCTAACAAATCATAGAGTTGTTCTTGTGCGTTGGTAGCATCTGGGCCTACTGGTAGTTCTTGACTTAACAAAGTAATAAGTTGTTGTTGTTTACCTGTAGTGTCAGGTAGTGCCCAAGTTCCTTCGGATAATAAATTTATCCAACTTTCAAAAACGTTCATCTCTTTCATAGCTGTTTCCTGTTTCAATCTTGCTAATACGGGTAGTGCCTGTTCAACCCGTGAGTCAATATTTTGTTCTACAAACATATGACGTAAGTCTTCAATAATAACATCTTCGTCACGTAATTCAGCTGGATTCCAAGATTCAAAATATTTTTTGTAGCCGGCTTTGCTTGTCAAAGATTTAAGTGTTTGCTGGAGGTTGCCTAAATATTCAGTAGCTTGCTCTACTAACTGTTGTGTCTCGCCTTCAAAAATACGACCTTGATTGGCACGACGAAAACGGGCCAACAAGTTCATTTCTTCAACAATAGTAGTAATATGTTGTCCGCGAATATCATAAGGACGGCCGCCTTGGCGAACGTGTTCTAACATTGCTTTGCCTGCTGTTAAAGATTTAAATGGCATTTTAAAACGTTCGCCGTCGGCTGTTTCAATAAACAATGACTCGACGTAGCGAAAACGAGCTTCGCCTTCGCCAATAGCACGTTTATGCTTGATCATCAAACGAGCTTCGGTAGTAGGAGCATTCCAGCTTAGATCCTTCTTGCCGGCCCAGGATTCAAACAGGCCTTCCTTGATGGCAGCCTGTCCTTGCATACTGTATTTTAATTTGTTTAAATTTTGTAAACTAAATGACATCAGATTTCTTTTGGCATATTGACGTAGTTGGTAGAGGAAATCAAACCATGACTTTTTGTCATCACTTTCCATGTTTTTGCCCACATTATCACCAAAATAAATGCTCATGTTATTGTCTTCGTCAAGCATAGCAACTACGGTGCCGTAGTCTTTGCCTGATTCGCCTGAGTAGTCAAAGCTGAACATTTTAGCTTGATCTGGATCTGTCGCGGGCTTGCCCTGGGCATCCAAGGCCTGTGTCTCAAAATTACGGGTAATTAGGAGATCACTTAACTGTTTTCCTGGTGTTATATTTGCCATAGTTTAGTATTTAGCTGTTGTTTATCTTAGCGCATTGTGGCGATAAAGGGTAGCGGAGGTGTAATTGTCTCGCCAAAATCTCGCATCTGCTGGTCCATTTCTGGGTGATATGTCATTAATAGTTGCATCATGCGAACTGCTAGCAATGCGGCCATAACTAGATCATCAGTTTCGCCTGGTTTAGCCGCATAAGCAATTCCGTGGGCAACAAAGGTTTTTAACTCTGATACCAGGGGAATTGAGTTTATTTTCATGCGATTTTCTTCTATCAGCGTTTTAAGTTTAGCACAGGCACCCAGTTTATTTTTAGGGCTTGTGTTAAATCCTTTACGATATCGGCCGGCTCCTTTGGTAGGATCTGACAGGAAATAACCTTGTATATTTTCTTCTCCAAACTGCTCAATACAGATAAGAGCAGCTTCTCCAATGTTGTTATTTTCAACTGAGTAGTAAATAGATTCAGGGTCATTAACATAGGTGTTGAGATATTTACAAATATCTACCAGTATGCGTACCTGTTCAGTAATGGGAGTTCTATTATGTTTCCATTCGCCTATTTGTGTGATTGAATTAGCTTCAAATATTTGTATAGCGGCACTATCGCCACCAGTTCCTAGGCTAGGATCTAGTGCTACCACATACATACGTCCAGGTTGTGGAGTACTATACCAACGTACTTGCGCTGTCCTATGTGTTGGTTCGCGGCCCTCTAATTCTAGCAATTTTGATGGTGCTATTAAGGTTTCATCTGCTGTAATAAATTCGCATTCCATTTCCCGGCGGAAGCGGTCTTCACCTAATTGTGCCCGTTGTTCTGCGGCCCAGACTTCATCGCGACCTGGACATTCTTGCCAGCGTGAGCGGAACGCACGGAATCCGTTAATGCCTACTTCTTGTTTGTTGCCGTGGCTATCTTCTGTCTTATTGGCGCCTTTCCAAAGCAGAGCAAATTGATCTTCGGATGAGTTTGGAGTAGAAGTAATAATACACTTACCACCAGTTGCTAAGGTAGGTGATATTGAAGTCCAGAACTCTTGCGCCACATTAGGGCGAACAAATGCAAACTCGTCAGCGTATAGCAATGACAAAGACATACCGCGTCCAGTATTTTCTGTGGTAGTAGCTGACACAATACGGCTGCCGTTTTCAAAATCTAAACTAAGTTTATTATAACTGGTACAGCCGGCACGTATGTGGTCAGGACACATTTCATAAGCATAACGAATACGTGTCATGATTTCCTGCGAGCCAGTATGTTTGTGAGCCGCTACTAGTATAGTAGAATCTGGAATAAACATAGCATACCATAGTAAGTAACCAGCAGCACTGGTTGATTTGCCTGTTTGTCGGGGCATCATTGAAATTGAATAACGATAATTATGATATGTTTCAATCAGCTTTGATTGATACTTATAAGGTTGATATTGCATTTTACCTTTAACAGGATGCTGAATATAGAAAAAATGTTCCATAAAGTACGCAGGACCAGTATCAGGATCACAACACCGAGAGAATTCTTCTAGCTGTTCTGCTGTAAACGACTGTTTCTTATATGGAGTTTTTACTAGGTTTTGTTCATCAAATGGCATAAGTCTATTTAACTGGGTTTAATAAGTTTTTAATATTATTTAAAATTAACTGTTCCACTTTATCGCTAGATATTAATTCGTAATTATGTTCAATTTCTTTAAGATGACTGAAGTAAAAATTTTCCATAAAGTCGCCGCCGCGAGAAACAATTTCAACAATAGCTGAAATCTTGTCTTGTACTCCCATGGTGTCATAGCCGGCTGGCAATAAATTTTCAAATACTTCAAATCCTAAATTTTTTAAATGCCTAAGATGTCCCTTACAGGCCAAAAACAGTGGTACTTGACAACTAACAAACGGTTTATAACTTTTTTCGGTTATTATTTCTATAGTGTCATTAAAATTAGGAGTTTGATAAACGTCGTCGCCTGCTTCTGTTTCGGTAACAATATTACAGTATGCTTGGTTGTATGCTGGATGATTATTAGTTAAATCAGGTTGTGTAGGAGTTATTTCGTCTTGGTATTTTATAGGTAATAGATTTATATAACTTTGAAAATCAGGAATAGTTGATACTACATCAGGTGCTGGGTAGTTGTTAGTCCACCAACCCCCAATAGTATTTTGTGTAAACATAATTTGGTTTAACAAATTATTTTTATATAAATTATATCCTAAAATTAATCTATGTGCACTTGCCCGACTATTTAAGGAACTGAATTTATATGACAAACCAGGTGGTTTAATATTTTTTTCTGTTTTAGATCTATTGAAATAAAATTCAGGCCAGGATATTTCCCACTGACTATCTTTAATTTTTTTATTTTCATAGCCCAGATAAAATAAAAATAATCTTTTGTTGGTTAATGTGGGATGTTCAAAAATATTTTTATTATTGCGAAGTAAGAAAACATCAGACGTATATAGTATTACAGTATCAAAATCATCAGAAACTAGATCTAATTGTTTTACCCACCAGGTAAAATCTGTTCCTGTAGATCCATAGATAATTGCTGTATTTTTTCCTTTCAGTATAGGTCCTAACTGTTTAGGAAAAAAAGAGTTTACACCTTCTAAAATAAAATCAGGTACAGAATTCTGTACCTGAAATTTGATGTCGTTGCTAATCATTAATCAACGTCGGCGTTGGCTCCGCACAATTTGCGTTTAGCGTTTGTGAGTGCGCCAAAGTCTACTGGCCATTCTTTGCCTGGAGCCAACTCTTGTGCGTTAGCAGGCATAGCAAATTTAACACCAGCTTGCTGTTCAATTTGCGCAATTGACATACGGAACTTGGTTAGATCGTTGCCAAGGTTTGGATATGGAGCCACGTGTGGGAACCACCAACCGGCAACCTGTCCTGTAGCTTGATCTATAACAATTTTATAAAAAGCGTGTGGAACAATAACGCCTTTGCCAATAACTTTGTCGCCTTGTGAGTAAACACCACCAGATACAATAGTGAAGTTTTGATTACCTTGGAAAGCCCAACCACGAACGGATGTTTCAAGTAGCTTCCAGATACCACGATTCAAACTACCAGCCTGTGGGCTCATGTTGGTCATTAAGAATGATTCATATTCAACCTGTTGATCCCATGATTGGTCACCGTCTGGAGCCATGTGGCCTTTGTCGTAACCGGTACCAGCATAGTCAGCTGGTGTAGCACCACCTTGGACGCTTTGATCAGCAGCAAACGCATTTGAACGTCCTACGCAACCTAGAGCATGACCTGGAGTTAATGTCCACATAACAAAACGTGGAACTTTAACTTGAGCATCATAGCCTACCAAATATGCTTCTCGACAAATTGGTTGTACGGTACCTTGTACTTGTGGAACACCATAGGGTGCGTGTACTTGACATTGCGCCACTGTGCCTGGAGCACGTTGTGTCCAAGCAAATACTGTTGTTGTTGCTAATACTAATAGCAAGCCTGTAATAATTTTTTTCATTTGTTTTCCTTATTTTCTTTTATAACCTTTAAATCCTTTGACGGGACTTATTTTTTCTACGTCTGGCATTTCTTCACTTGCCATAGTAGCAATCTGGATAGCATCGCTACCAGGTAATCCCATTGACTGTAATGCGTCGCGAATATATTCGCCAGTGTGTGGATCATAACTTACTACAAATTCATTTTCGCCAAAAACGTTATCTTGTTCAAAAGGAGGTACGCCATCTTTACGACGCTGCGCTGCTCCTTTAGCACCAGCTACCGCTACACCAAATCTATATTGAAGGTACGGATCTTGATTTTTTAGAGCGGGTATTTTCCAAGCGCCGGGTAATGCTAGTGCTATGTCCTGTTGTAAACTACCAGTTCTACCAAGTGCTACCTCGGCAATAAATTCTTTAGCTCTCATGATTATGTTATCTTGATGCTGCGCCACCGCCGCCTGACGTAATACCAGCGGCCTGTGTTTCACGTGCTACTTGTAAGGCATCGTTTTGTATATCTGCGCTGTTGCAGTCATCTGGAAAAGAAATTTGCCCGCCATTTAGATCAAAAACAAGACCTTGTTGAGCCATTTGATAAATTAACCAGTGTACTTTTTTTTCTAAATCGCGTAGGGCTGGATCAGTAATTCTGTCGTCGTGTTTGAAAAAATCTGTCATTTTCTTTTGTATCCTTTGAATCCTTTGATTGGACTTACCTTGTGTACTGTAGCTGGCTCTTCAGATGCTTGTGTACTAATAGGTGTACTTTTTTCGCCCATTGCCTTGGCCGTAGCGGCTAAAATATCTGCGTCTCCTTGAGTGTAGGCCAGTGTAGATAATTTTTGCCCAATAGGGCCTAGCGGATTTAGAGGTGGATGCGGATTGTCTTTGCCGCCCATTCCAGCTGCGGCTACAATAAAACGCCACATAGCATAAGGGTTAGAGTTGTCTAAACCATCGTAGCGTTCTGCGCCCGTCATGGGGCCAAGTTGCTCGTCAGTAAACTTTTCGTGAGCTTCGGCAATAAATTCTTGGGCTCTCATCTTTTATATCCTTTGAATCCGTTTACTGGACTTACACGATGAATATCATCTGATTCTTTACTTTCACGATTTTTTACAATTTCCCCGCCGTCGGTTGGCACAGTAGCCATAGCCTGATGCATCATATTGTGTTCTACTTCAGTATAGGGATGAATAGTGTTGTATTTTTGATACCATGAACTGGCATCAACGCCCGGAACCGCTTTTTTATCTTTACCGTCGGCACAAGCCGCGGCCATCATTAGGCGATTCATGTGATAGATACGATCGTACCCGCCTGGATCTCGACTTAGATGTGTGCCCGTTGTAGCATCTGCATGATTTGGATGCATTTTAGCTTTGGGTTTTTCGCTAAATCCTTCAGCTACAAACTCGCTAGCTCGCATGATGATTAGCCTTGGCCAATCACGCCAGCTTGAGCAGAACTTGCTGTTCCTAATTCGCGGGCAGTAAAACCAGTGCCGCTGATTGTCAAATAGTTTCCTGCGCCAACATAAATTTGTTGACGACTATTAGCGGCTACCTGAACTGGACTGGAATAAATGTTGCCAACTGGATCTGCGTTGCCTAATGCTGTGGCATATACATTGTAAGCAACTGCTGTTTCAGTTACGATCTCGCATTTATCCGTATACCAAATTGCGTTAGATACTGATGTGTAAACGTTGGCTTGACTCATTTATTCTAATCCTTATTTAATTTTAGCAAATGTTTTATACAAATCTAAAAAGCTCTTACTCTCGCTCATTTGACGATCATCTTGACTTGCCAATACAGGAATAGTACTTTGACCAGTTGACTTAGGTTTATTTAAACCACCAGCATACTGTAATGCGTCGTCACTTGTTTCTGGATTAGTAGGATAGTCTGGTGAGTTTTGTGTAACAGGAGCATCAGCTTCACCTAACTCAACTTCAATCTCGCCCGGTAATCCATCTGCGCCCAACTCATCGCACTGACATGGAACACCACCACAGGTGTGGCATGGCTCATCTGCGTGTGGCTCTGTAATGCCATGGTGATCATGACCAATGCCCATAGCAGACAATGCCTGTTTAATTTTGGCTACATCATCACCATCAACATGGATAGTAAGGCTTTCGGATTCATTGCCATCTTCCATCTTAGCAGCTGTGGTTTCAACCGATACAGATTCAGCTAGCAGGCGTTCAAAGTCACGCTCAATACTGTCATAGATGCCTTTGCCAATGCCCATACCTTTGGCTGGTTTACCGCCAGCAGCAGGAGCTACAGAACCGGAAGTTGTAGTTTCTTCAACTTTTTCTTCCTTCTTCATTTCTTTTTTGTCGGCTTTTTTCTCTTTACG